CGCAGGTGAATCCAGCGCTAGAGAGAGCGCCGATGCGAGCCTGCAGGGTGCCATTAGCGCCGAAGCCACGGCCCGAGAAGCTGCCGATACTAACTTACAGAGCCAGATTGACGGTATTACCGCTAGCTCGGACGTAACGGATATAGTTGGGACTTATGCGCAGTTGTAGGCCTACGATACCAGCACACTAGGGAATAATGATATCATCAAGGTATTACAGGATGAGAGCCGGAACAACGAGACGACCTACTACCGCTGGAGCACAGCCACGCAGAGTTTCACGCTGATTGGCGAGGAAGGGCCCTATTATACTAAGAGCCAGACGGATACGCTTCTAAATGCTAAGCAAGACACGCTCACTGCTGGTACTGGGATTGATATCACCAATGATGTGATTAGTGCAACTGGGGGCAGTGGGCCGACGGTGGTCCAAACCACTGGTGCTTCCACTACGGACGTTATGAGCCAAAATGCGGTTACTGAAATGATTTATGTTGAGCCCGCAAACACTTATAAACAATACAGAATAAGAATAGGGAATAATCAAACGAATGGGGCCGATACTGTTTCTGTAGGTGGGGGCGCACGTGCGGCTGGTGCGGGAGGAGTAGCGCTTGGAGTGAGCTCGCAGGCAACAGGTACTGGAGCTGTTGCTGTTGGCAAAGGGGCAAGTGTTAACGCGACCGCATACAACGCTGTGGCACTTGGTATAAGCTCTGTGGCTGCTAGGTCTGGCGAAGTAAATATCGGCGCTGGGAATACCACCCAGGGCTATAATTCTACCAACTACCGTGTCCTCGGTGGTGTCCATGACCCAGTAGATGACCACGACGCGGCGAATAAGGCGTATGTGGATACTGCGGTGGCTGGAGCTGGAGGAGGGGGAGCAATTGAGCTAACGTCTGCGGATTTCAATTATCCAGCTGACAACCCAACAGCAGTAGCATTGTGGCTTTTGCCGCCAGGAGTTTACTATACAACAACATTAACGATTTCATCAAATGCCAGTACCTCGCAAATTTTAACTTCAACCTCTACTCAGCTGATAAACCAGCAAAATATGAAAACATTTCTAACACTCGAAAGCTATGGCGGAGTTAAAACCATTATAGGAGCTAATGGAAACTTGCCAAGCTCGTTGTTTACGAGTGGCCAAGTACTCTCTTTTCTCAATGTTGACAATACGGGGAATTACCAGGGCGGCTCGGCTTTGTTACAGAAAACAAATGTCAAGGATAGCCTTACCAGCACATCAACGGATACACCTCTCTCAGCTAATCAGGGCAAAGTCTTAAACGATAAAATTACCGCTCTAGAGGCTAGAGTAGCAGCACTGGAGGGAAATTAGGCAGAACTAAAAACCTGTGGGAAACTCCGCAGGTTTTTTGATGTTTATGCAAAATAACTATTTACAAAAGCCTTTTTGTAGTATAATGGTTATATAAAACAAACGAAAGGAGCGGTTATGAAGATACAAGTAAAGCAAGACTCGTCTGGCAATGGCGAGGTTTTTGTTTGGGGCCTCTGGGGGCCTAAAACCATAGAATATATCCTGCGCCGCATGAGCGAGGATATAGAGGCTATCAACCGGGATTTGCGGAGTGTCCTGGCATGAGTAAAATCAAAGACTACGCGGCGACTATATACCAAGAGGACAATCCCTCACTAATGAAAGGAGACGAGCTATGAGCTACTATTCCAACGGACTAATCCGCGGCTACGATTATGAGGATACGCCAAGGTTCGAAGCCGAACAAGAAATAGAACATAACATTATTCAACAAGAGCTAGAAAGGAGACTAGAAAATGACCCAAGAAACTAAAAAAACAATGAGCCTAGCGTCTAAGCTCGCTGCAATCGGCAAAGAGATTGGCGCGGTAGATAAGTCGGGTAAAAACACTCAACAGAATTACAATTATATCGAATATGGAGTGGTTGCTGGCCGCATCCGCGAGCTTTTTGACAAGCACCATGTGATTATTATTCCAAATGTGGATAATATACAGCAAGACGAGATTACAGCTAAGAATGGCGGCAAGGGCTACCACTATGTCTTACAGATGACTTTCACGCTGATAAACGGCGATGACTTAGAGGATAGAGAAGTTGCTAGCTGGGCCGGTGAGGCCTCCGATTACGGCGACAAGGGCATTAACAAAGCCGAGACCGCCGGCACCAAATACTTCCTTATGAGGCTATTTAACGTGTCTGAGAAGGGCGATGAGGACGCAGATAAGGTTACACCCGAACCTATGAGCCAAACACGCCCTAGAAGCCCTCAGAAGGGCTTTAGCGGCCACTATAGCAAGGCTGATGTAGACGAGGCCAAGGTCAAGCTCGGAATGGCGAAAGACATTACTGAACTCAAGGTTACATACGGCAAGCTTGGGGGCATTATGCTAGACCAAGAAGTGATTGCTTATAAAGACGAGCTTAAGAAAAAGCTAGGGGGCGGCGATGAGTAGTTTTAGAGAGTGCATCGGCCGGCTCACTGTCGGCGAAGCGATTACGCTCAACGCAGCGGCAAAGATTATTCAAAAATATAATAACCAAAAGGAGGTATAAAATGTCAAGGCCTAAAAAAGGAACTAAGGAAGCAGAAGAAGCAACACGAAAATGGAGAGAAACGATGCAACGGAAATACGGCGGAGCAGCCGGCGTTCACAACATGATGAGCAGAATAGGCCGCCTCGGTGGGGCTCGGGGGTTCACCGGTGGCTTTGCTGCCAACCCAGAGCTCGCTAAACAGGCTAGCGCAAAAGGTGGCCGCATATCTAAGCGCGGCAAAAGTCTTACCAAAGAAATTGAGAAGAACGCACCAGAGATTATTCGGATGTATAACCAAGGCTTGCCTATAACGGAAATTGCCAAGAAGGTAGGCATTAGCTATGGCCGGGTTCGCTACTGGATCCGTAACAATTTATAAAAAGGAGAAAACATGAGTTGGTTTAGAAAGAAAAAACTTGCTACGGACCCAGCCGAGGAGCGGTTCGACAAGATGATGGAACTAATCAAAGATTTACCACGAGCAGATTATAATAGGCTTAAATCCGCAATGGACTTAGGCTATGACGCTTACCAGAAGGTGCGCAACGTCCGTACGGTGGATGAGAAAGAGGTGGCCGATATAGTGAAGGCCGAAGTGCTGTTAGACAAGGAGGAGAAATAACATGAGGCTCAAAAATAAGAAAACGGGGGAGATAAAAGATTGGAGCTGTGCTATGCTACAAAATGTTGCTCAAATCACAGAGCGAAGGCATTACGACTCTCTCGCCAAACTCAACGAGGAGTGGGAAGATTACGAAGAACCGAAAGAGTATTGGTGTGTAGATACTTACTTCTACGATATAAATTATCTGACCGAGGGGGCTAATGCAGACCGAGATAATTTTAACAAAGAAACTGGCAACTACTTTGAAACATGGGAAGAAGCCGAACTCGCAGTTCGTAAGCTCAAGGCTTGGAAACGGCTGAAAAAATGTGGGCTTAGATTTTGGGACCTTGATACAGTCCATTTGAAGATAGGGTATAGCTTTGAAAACTATACCAAAGAAGATATACCGCAATTGAAGAAAGACCTCGCCTTGATTTTTGGAGGTGAAGAATGATTGGTGGCTTAGAAAAGTTTGAAAAGGTAAATGTTGTTTATAACACCGATACGCACGAGTTGTTTATTGACGATTATGACACAGACGAACAATTAGCAATTTTTATTGTAAAGGAGTTTTAATAGATAAGGAGGAAAAGTGATTAAACGCTACTTAGTCTTCGACATCGGCTGTATCGAATGTTTGCAGAAAAGCCAGCCTGTCGGCACATATGACACCATAGAGGAGGCCAAGAAAGCTCGAGACGAATACTATAACGGTGGCACAGACTGGGGTAGGACTGGGTGGTTCGGCCAGCACTCGGTTAAAATCTACGACTTAGAAAATATCAAAATAAATGACGACCAATGGGAGGATTCAGCATGCGATTAAGGAAAGGAGGTGAAGAATGACAAAGGGTGAGGCATTTTTATTGGGAGTAATAATCGGCACTATCGGCTGTATGCTGGCGCTGTATTTTGTGGGGGCAGTATGACAAAGAAAGAACTGCGGCGCTGGTTTGATAGCCTGCCGTTTGAGGAGCGTTTTGCAGTGCAGATGTTTGTGGTAAAATTATATACAATGGAGAACGAAAGATGAGCGAAATAGTATATCGCAAACTAACAGATATCAAAAAACTGCCGAATAATCCTAGAACGATTAAAAAGGACGATATGGAGCGCCTTAAAAAGTCGATCAAGGACAACCCTGACTATTTTGAGGCTAGACCGATTATTCTGAGCAATCGCACGGGAGAATTGGTGATATTGGCTGGGAATCAGCGGTATGAGGCGGCTAAGGCGCTCAAGATGGATGAAGTACCGACTTTTCTTTTGGAAGGGCTGACAGAGGCCAGAGAACGCGAAATAATCATTCGTGATAATGTGAGTAATGGCGATTGGGATATGGACGCGCTGGCAAATGAGTGGGATACGCAAGAACTAACCGATTGGGGTGTTGATATAAATTGGGATGAGCCAGAGCAAGAAGTTATCGAAGACGAAGCACCGGAAATATCCGATGAACCGGCTGATAGCGTAATGGGGGGGGTATATCAGTTAGGAAGGCACAGGCTTATGTGCAGTGATAGCACGGACGAAAAGTGTGTCCAAACCCTTATAGGTGGGGGCAGTATTGATATGGTATTTACCGACCCACCGTATAACGTAGCCTTTAATGGACGTAGTGGTAAGTTTGATGTTATTGAAAATGACGATTTGCCCGAAGAAGAGTTTGACGAGTTGATTCGAAAGACCTGTACCATAATAGAAAAAATAAAACCTAAAAACACATATATTTGGTGTAATTGGAAGTTTTATGGGATATTACAACAGTATTTTAAGCCAAAGGCTTGCATAGTGTGGGCAAAAAATAACTTTGGTATGGGTAAAGGCTATCGTCATCAACACGAGTTTTGTATGTTTGATGGTGAGATTGATGAAACAATTACTAACGAAACTGATTTATGGCAAGAAAAAAAGGATACTAACTATGAGCATCCAACTCAAAAGCCAATTAGTCTTTGTGCTAGGGCATTAAAAAATACTAAAAACGCTAAATGTGTCTTAGACCTTTTTGGTGGCTCAGGCTCCACTCTTATCGCCTGCGAGCAACTAGGTCGTAAGTGCTACATGATGGAACTAGACCCTAAGTACTGCGACGTAATACGTAAGCGCTACTGGAAATTCGTAACTGGTAGTGAGGAAGGATGGCAAGATGGGACAAGAGCTGCTATATAAGGTCACAAAAGGTGACATAACAATGGACAGATATTGGGTAATGATGGACAAAAGAATTAGGGATATTACCAAACAACTATATAACGCGGAACTACATAATGCGTATGTGAGAGAGGTAAAAAGGAGGCTCAATGACGACTAATTCCACCACAAAGCAGGTTTTGTTAAGTAAAAAAGGTACCAAAAATGATGGGCGCAGTAAATTGCCAGAGTATAGTGTTTGGAAAGGGGTGCGCGGACGATGTCATAATCCTAATAACAAAAAATTCGCCAACTATGGCGGTAGAGGGATAACAATCTGCGAGCGCTGGAATAACTTTTGGAACTTCTACCACGATATGGGCAAAAGACCAGAAGGTTGCTCGATTGACCGAATAGATGTAAATAAGGGCTATTCGCCAGATAATTGTAGATGGGCTACTGTCGAGATGCAAGAAAATAATAGGACCACTACTAGATTTGTAACGATAGGAAAAGAAACTAAATCTATAAAACAATGGGCTGATGTGTATGGCATTTCAGATAATACTGTTCGTGATAGGACTTATCGCGGATGGGATGTAATTAAAGCCATTACAACGCCAGCTAGAAAGGGTAATTATCATGGGCCAGTCAAATAATCAAAACGGGATTGAAACGGGCTATAAAGTGGGGCCCGGCAGACCACCACTAGAACACCGATTCTCGTCTACTAATCAACCTAAGAAGAATGGCCGCAAAAAGGAAGTCAAGACAATCTTACGAGAATTTCGGCACGATGTGTCAGATGAGGTAGTAGAACGTATCGCTAGCGTAATGTTATCGGCGTTGGCTTGCAAATCTACAAAAGACGCACAAGCAAGACTTAAGGAAGCCGAAGAAAAAGAGCCGGAGTATGGTTGGATATTTGAACAGACCATACTAGCAATAAAGAAAGATGGCTTGAAGGCCATTATTGAGGTGCTGGAGTGGGTATTTGGCAAAAAAACCAACGTCAATGTGTCTGGAGGGATGGGATTGGATGTAAAGCCCCTAGTAGACATGACCGAGCGCAAGAAGAACGGCTCGGAGTAATGCCTCACACGGAAGGTTACTCAAGTGGTCTAAGAGGGCTCACTGCTAACGAGCTAGGGGAGAAATCCCGCAGAGGTTCGAATCCTCTACCTTCCGCCAGGTCTGAGTGTTATAATATAAGTGGCGAGGTGCCGGAGAGGCTAAACGGTGAGGTGTAGCCGCCACCAATAGCCGGGGATGCGGTTTACCCTGGCTCGTGGGTTCGAATCCCACCCTCGCCACCAGGAACTCCCTAAGGGGAGTTTTTGTGGTATAATATAGACAGCCTCTTGTGCTAAGAGTTCGCTTAATGTAGAATACGATAGGTTCTAAACAACCACCTGGTCGTCAGGCCAGTAACGAATCGCCTATCGTATTTTTTTGTGATATAATAAAAGTACTTTAACAATTAAAAGAAAGGATAACTATGACGGAAAATAAAGCCGAGAAGGCCCTAAGAAAAGTCATTATCAACTTAATACCTGAGGAATACTCGGGTAGGCCAATACCAGAGGGCGTCACCACAGAGATAGATATCTCTGATAAATTGGAAGATGGCAAATATTATTGCCTTGAAAGCATAAAAACGGAATATGAAACGCACGAAAACACGATAGGGTACTTGCCCTATACAGAATGCATAAAAACGGAATATGAAACGTACGAAAACACGATAGGGTACTTGCCCTATGCAGAATATGAACAGTTCAAGAAAGCAGTGGAGAACATTCTCGACGCTACCATTGTGAACACAAAGCAAAGGGAGTCCATACAGAAGTTACTCAACAATGCGTTCTACAATGCGCCAAGATTTGGTAGCGCTGTGATATAATAAAACCACAGCTGAGAGGCTAGACCTGCCGATGAAGGCTGGGAGACAATACTGAGCTCCCATTGAATACCACAGGTCGTTTTAAGCCTCGGCCATCGCCACCACTGGACACTACTGTCGGGTTAAGCGCGGTGGTTTTTTGTGGTATAATAAAGATGCCCCTTGTCATACCTGGGGACGGTTCAGGGAAAGCCTGAGGGGTCTCTCTCGCCCTGTAAAGCTGGGTAATGGCCAGCGAGAGAATCAGCGCTGTGGACCCCCTTCGGGGGGTTTTTGTGATATAATAAACGCAGAGAACATATTAAAACTCTGTGAGGTTACGAAAAACCGTCACTAACTGCGAGGCGGTTTTTTGGTATGCTATAATGAAGGAAAAGGAGGAACATCATGCCAGTACAAGCAGTTAGAAGCGCCGGTGGGAAAATCATAGGCTACCGCTGGGGTTCTAAGGGAAAGATATACAAAACTAAAGCCGAAGCTGAGGCGCAGGGCCGAGCGATTATGGCCTCTGGTTGGAAAGAAGATGCCGATAGCATTAACAACGGCGACTAAAAAGATCCAGGCGACGCTCTACGAGCCGACTTTCTATAAGGTGATACAGGGGGGAGCTAGCGCTTCTAAGACTTTTTCTATCATGATACTGCTCGTGGGCTATGCCGAGAGCTACCCCAATTCACTAATCACAGTAGCTGGAATGACTTACAACCATCTAGCTACAGGCACAATGCGTGATTTTCAGAAAATCATGAAAGAGACCAACCGCTGGCGAGAGACGGGCTTTAATAAGACCGCTAAGATATACACCTTCCCCAATGGCTCACAGATTGAGTTTTTGTCCGTTGATAATATGACCTCACGTGGCCCGAGGCGCGATGTTTTATTTGTTAACGAGGCGAACGGCATCAGTTATGAGACGTTTGACCAGCTAGCGACCAGAACTCGCGATTTTGTGATTTTGGATTATAACCCCAGCGCCAAGTTCTGGGCTCATGAGGAACTGGTAGAGAAGCAAGCCGACAAAACCTCGTTTCTGATATTGACCTATGAGGACAACGAGGCTCTGAGCGCTCAGGAGCGGGATAATATCGAACGGCGCAAACCAAAGCCAGGCGAGGAGCCAAGCAACTGGTGGACCGTGTATGGTCTTGGGCAGATTGGGTCGCTAGAGGGAAATGTGTTTGAGGGTTGGATTGAGGACACTTTTGACCATATTCGTCAAGTGGGGAAATTGGTGCGCTATGGCTTGGACTTTGGTTTCTCTAACGACGAAACGGCTCTGGTAGCTGGGTATGATATGGGAGACAATAAGCTAGGGCTGGTAGAGCTTATTTACGAGAAGGGTCTGCTAGGTTCGCAATACCCAGGCAAGCTTCGCAGCGTCGGCGTAGATCCAAACGTGCTAATCGCTGCCGATAGCGCTAGACCGGAAATAATTGCCGAGATAAAGCAGTCCGGGTTCCGCATTGTTGGCGCAGACAAGGCCCCGGGGTCGGTGCTAAAGAGTATAGACTACTTGAAACAATACCAAGTCTATTATTGCGGCCAGCACTTGAAGCGTGAGTATTTAGCATACCAGTGGCGAAAGAAGCGGAGCGGCGAAATCCTAGACGAACCACAGGACGGCTTCGACCACTTGATAGATGCGTGCAGATATTTGGCATTAGACCTGAAAAAGAAGCGCATCCAATTTTAGGTGTGGAAAACTCCAGAAAAGGTATTTACAAATCATCATGCTTGTGATAATATAGAACCATAAACAATAAACGAAAGGACAACAATGAAAACAAAAATAAAAATCATTCTCGCCATAATCCTAGTATTCGCCGGTCTTGTGTTATTCGAGCAGCACAAAGACGCTCAGCGTGCAGAATATGCGCAGGCCAATAATTGTACTTGGGTGGTCTTCGGCTCTCACGACATCTGCAAGTGAATTGCGCTCATGGCTCAAATATGATATGCTAAAACTAGCTAAACAGGAGCAAAGAGCAATGTTACACTTCAACGGGCTCGAGCCCATAGACTTCAAGGGGCACCTATGCGAGCCGAAGGTGGATGCAGAGAAGAAGCTGCGTCTGTCTAATATCAAATTTGAAACCACAGAGCAAATCCAGCATGCCGATGATGTGCTGGCCTCGTGCTTTGAGGAAGAATACGCCCGAACCTTTATCCGGGAGAAACTAAGCACGGATGACAAAATCGTGCTAAAAACCTATTTACAGGGTGGTGAAACGGGATTGAACCGGCTATCTAAAGCGACTGACGGTGCTATCGAGAAATACATCACCAGAGCTTTGGAGGAAGCCGATGGCAAAGAATAAAGAGATAATCTGCGTTTATCAAGACTGTCCGATGTGTGGGGACAGAGGCAAAAAGGTCTTACAAATCATCCATGACAAAGGCCTCAGCGTGCGGAAGGTATCCTTTGCCTCAAATGAAGGCAAGGAGCTTATCCACGAGGCTCTTTTTCAGCATAAGATTGGCACCATGCCGTTTTACACGGACGGAGAGCTCTTTTCCACTGATATCCAGGATTTAGTTGCTACACCGGCGAAAAAGACCGCAAAAAAGACGAAAAAAGCGAAGGAGGTAGAGAATGGGACTAATAAGTAACTTTAGAGATGCCTTTAAGCGCAAAAGAAGCCGTGATTTCGCTCAGGAACTATCAAATCAGTTCTTTTTGAGCCCAATCTGCTCGGATTATGAAAACCTATTCGCACAGGTCCGTCCTTTAATCGACGAGATGAAAACCGTGATGCCTTATGGTGTAACCGACCGTGGAACGAGACTCAAAGAGGACAAAACCCCGGAGCTAGCATGGCTCCGCAATCCTAATGACGACATGGGCTGGGCCGAGTTCGCTGACCTTATGTTCGCCACCTGGCTTACTGAGGACGAGCTAGACATCCACGTCTGGCGAGATAAACGAGGCCGCGTGGAAGGTTACACTATACTGCCGCCTGAAAGCCGTATCTACTTTGGCTATGGCCGCTGGGAGTGGCAAGTTATGACTACTGAAGGCCTAGAGGTGCTAACTGAAAAAGACGTGATGCGACTTCGCTTTTCTAGGAGCCCACGGGACGCTCAGCGTGGCGTGTCGCCTGCCTCGGCTGTCAAGGTCTGGGCGCAGATAGACGACCTTATCGCTCAGTATCAGCGAGCCTACTTTGAGAATGGCGCTATCCCGGCCACTATCACCTTCATTACGGCCAGCACGCATGATAAGTATATACAAACCCGCAAAGAGCTCGAGAGGGGCCTCAAGGGTGCTAGAAACCACAATAAAACGGTATATGCGTGGCGACAGTTCGATAACGATACCGGCCAGAGCGTAGACCAGGTAGAGGTCAAGACCATTCAAGGCAACAACTCTACGCTTGCAATTCGTGAGATTGTAGATATCGTGAACGACCGCCTGAACAAGTCTATTGGTGTATCTAACTTCATCCTCGGTGATGATTCTAGCGCCAAATATGACAACGCAGAGCTATCCGACCACCAATTTACGAAGCGCCGTGTCTATCCAGCACTCATGAGCTTCTGGAACCAATTTCAGCACGAGCTTGAGCGCATCCTAGAAGGTGGCCTCGGCTATGGCATTACCTTTGACCTGGATATCCCAGAACTTACAGAGAGGACCAAAGCCAAGGCAGAAATTGCTCGGATTCGCAGCGAAGCTTTGGTAAACCTTATCAGCGCAGGCGCATCTGGCGCCGCAGCCGTCAGAGCCCTAGAATTGCCGGAGAACTGGCAAACAGCGGCTGAGGGCATCTATGCAAAGGGCTTGGCCGGAAATCTCCTTGCGCCGGTAGCGATTGACTATGAGGCACCGGCGCCGGCTAAGTCAACCGTAGACTCAAAGGAGGGCGAGAGCAAGCCTACAGACCCTTTAGAGAATCTAGAAACGCATGATGTGGTCCACGGGCATAATTGTTCGTGTTGCCATACGCTAGACGAATTGCCACCAATGACCCCACGAGAGCAGGAGCTCTACAACGTGTTGATAGAGTTGGCTAGGGCAGTTATGGACCAAGCAGACCCGAAACAATCCGTAGAGCTTGAGGGTGTGATTGAGCGTATGATACAAATATTGGAATCGGACGCTTTGGCTGGCGAAAAAGAGGGGGCAGAAGCTCTGGCACTGCTCGCCGAAAAAGATGTAGCTAGCGAGATACTTACTACGGTAAGCAATGGCGAGCTATACGTCAGCGATGCCTTGATGAACCGCATCACTACGAGAGCCAACCAGCTGGCACAAGGATTCTTAGACCATACACAGGGTATCGTAGAGCAAACCCTGGCCAGTGAGGAGCCATTGAGCGCATCAGAAATCAAATCCCGACTTATGGCGGTGATGCCTCTATCTCGGGCCGAGCTTATTGCTCGGAATGAGACGCTGTATGCCATACGCTCTGGACGCTTAGAGCAGGACGAGAAACTGGCGAATAAATACGGCCTGAACGTGCGCTTAGTATGGCGAACCTCGGGTGATAGCCGAGTGTGCCCGGTGTGTGCGGCTATGGCTGGACAAACAGTTGATTTAGGAAAATCATTTAACAGTCTTGTTAAGACAGATGATGGAGAAATTGCTTGGGAACAAGATAGTTGGAACGACAACGGAAGAATAACCTCAGCACATCCAAATTGTCGCTGTTATTGGGATGAGGAGATAGTCTAATGGGTGCTATTAAAATACGATGTCCTAAATGCGGCTGGATTCTCGGAGATACCGATAAGAGCGTTGATTGTGTGATAAACTGCCCCAAATGCAACGCTGTGAGAGTGAAAATGAAGGTGGCAACCTTCGCAGAATATAACGATTTAATAAGAAAGGAGTCTAAATGACCAATCCAAATAACTCCATAGGCACCAATGCGGCTTATGGTGGGCGCACGTCTGTGAACGCCTTTAATGATGACCTGGCGGCCTTCTCTAGAGGGATATTGAGTGGCTGGGGTTGTACGCCAAATACCGGCCTGACAGTATCACTAGGCGGAGACGGAAACAACCGCGATGTAGCGGTAGCAGAGGACAACATTGGCGACCGAACTACTATCAATAACATCAGCGGTTCGCCGGTGAACGTAACATTGGCTGCCGCGCCGGGATCTAACTCTCGCATTGATGCCATTGTGGCTTATGTGGATAATCCGCCTCAGGGCTCTAGCACAGTAGCAGATAATCCTGAAGCGTGTGGCATCATCGCAGTATCAGGCACCGCAGCAGCTTCTCCGGTAGCCCCAACCGAGAACACAATCCGCTCAGCCATTACGGCTGACGGGGCCTCTGGGACGACCGCCTATTATGTCGTGTTGGCCTATATAACAATGGCGGCAGGGACTACTGATATCGTAGCAGACAACATCACCGCCGGACCAATGGCAAAGATAGCCTCCGACAATCTTGATTTTACGACAATGGGGGACCAAGCCTCATATATAGATTTTGGAACCCTTAGAATCCA